GCGAAAACAAATCCGGACCCCCGAATCATCCAATTCAGGGATGCGAAGTATTGCGTCGTGCTAGCTTCATATTTGAAGCCTCTTGAACATGCGCTTTACGAGCTTGTGTTGCCTTCTAAGTATTTAGGCCAAACCCGATTAGTGGGTAAAGGTCTCAATCAGAAGCAACGCGCCGAGTTGTTTATCACAAAATTCCACCGCCACAACAATCCAGTTTGTTTGTCCCTAGACGTATCTCGCTTCGACAAGAATGTGTCCAAACCTCTTCTCAAGGTTGAACATTCGGTCTACACCGCGAAATACCCTGAGTCTAAGGAACTCGCCAAAATACTGAAGTGGCAGCTCAACGACAGTGGAACCACTGGTCCTTTAGTCTATCACACTGAAGGTCGCAGGAAATCAGGTGACATGAATACAGCCCTCGGTAATTGTGTCATTATGATCGTGTGTGTCGTTTATTCTCTCGAAAAGCTGGGCATCCCTTTTGATGTCCTCGACGATGGTGATGACTGTTTAGTGATCGTGGATGAGTTGCATTTCAACTTAGTGAAAGCTACGTTGTTGCTTGATTATCCCAAGTTTGGTATGCCCCTCAAGATTGAGGGTATCTCACGTTCGTTGAGTACCACAACTTGGTGTCAATGCAATCTCATTCAGACTGCAGAAGGTCCAAAGTTTATACGTAACCCTCGCAAGATTATGTCCACGTCTCTCGTGGGACAAGCTTGGGTACACCTCCCTCCTCATGTGCGCTGGCGCCGTGTGAGGGCAATTGGTGAGTGCGAACTCGTTCTTAACCGTGGCGTGCCTGTGCTCCAACACTACGCTCTAGCACTTCTTAGGAATGCCGGGCGTGTTGACCCGCTACACCAAACCACCTCAGGTGAATATGTCCGTTACATGCGTGAACTTAAATCTTTTGTCGACCCCTATGCCGTCGTATCCATCAATTCCGAAGCCCGTCTCTCTTTTAGCAAAGCCTTCGGTCTGACAGTAGAGCAACAACTTGCGACCGAGCAAGAATTAGATCAATGGGAATTTGACGTAGGCCATGAGTCTTTTGACTCTGGTTCCATCAGTCCTGATACTTGGTTAACTGACTACCAATTATTCCCAACGGGTAATGAATAACCCAAGAAAAT